ATGGTTGGCCCTTCACGAGAAGATATGAAGCGCGACGCCATCGCTCGCGGCGACGCATACGCGCGCCTCGAATTGTTGATTGCAACAGACACGTCGAAGATGAACCGCGATGAGCTTGAAGCGCACCGTGCGGCCATTCGTCAAGCTGTCGCGGACAAGGGCCTTGGCGCCTGACACCCAACACCATCGCCTCGGCCATTGCGGCCGGGGCGACTCCTCTTTGAGAGATGACTGATGGCCACCGACAAGCCCCGCACCGCGAAGCCCGGCGACTTGCTGTCGCAATGGTGGACGCTCGGCGCGATTGCCGCAGACAGGCGCACCACCGGCCGGCATATGAAGGCGGGATGGGTAATCATCAACGCCTATTGGGAAAAGTACGGCAATGGCCGCGCCAGCCTTCGCTATATCGAGAAGGCCACCGGCCTTGATAGAAAGGCTATTGGCAAGGCGTGCCGAGAGCTTGCCGACTGGGGCCACGTTACGCGCATTCCGCACCAAGGCTCCCGTCCTTCCGCATACATACCGCGGTGGGTGATAACGGCTAGTGGTATGGAAATGACCACCACTAGCGGTGATGCTCCTAGTGGTGTGGAAATGACCACCACGGTGGTGGCCGAATCCACACCACTAGACGGCTTTAGTGGTGTGGAAATGACCCCCGAATCCTACCTACTTAGGCCGGCTTACAAGCCGGACCTACAGATAGGTAGAGATGAAACCGCGCCGGCTACGCCGCCCCATGCCGCTGGCCCCGTGGGGGCCGCGTCAGGGGAAGCGCCGGTTGAAGAAGAGCGCGTCCCAGCCAAGCCAACCTTCGAACAATGCTGGCGCACGTATGATTATGCCAAGGGCAAAAAGGAAGCCCGAGCGGCATGGAATGCGTTGCCACCTGATACCGACTTAGCCGCGGTAATCGAAGCGGCGGCATCATGGCAACAATCTTGGGCGGCGCAAGGCAAGCCGGACGCACCACGCAAACACTTGGCCACGTGGTTGCGTGAGGAGCGCTATGACGAGGATGCGCCGACTGGTTTCCAGAAGATGGAGCGCGGCAAGGCGAAAGCGGCTAGTCAGAATGACAACACGGCCAAATCCCGCAAGACCAAGGCCAGTCACGCTTTCGCGGAAGGCGAGACACGTCTGGAAATCATCAAGGCGGACGTTGTGGAGGGCGCAGCGTCGTCGACACTAGCAATCGTTGCAACTGACGAGGATGGCGTCGAATACAATCACACCACCTTCCTTGAGCACCACAACCCGGACACCCAAGAGGCTGGGCAGCGCGAGCTAGGAGATATCGTTCGCGCGGCTGGCCTTGGGCAGATAGAGGACTCGAAGGAGTTGCTTGGCCTTGAGATTGTCGCGGTGGTTGAAGCTGGCAAGCTGGAGTTCACTGCGCCGCTTGTGCGGAAGCCCAAGCCGCAGCCGCCACCAGCGCGCAGCACACCGACTCTTGAGGAGCTAAACGCAAGAGCCAAGGCCGACTTCGATGCGTGGTGCGAAGCCGAGCAGGACGCCGCTTAGTGCCTAGCGCGATCTGTCTCCGATCCGCAACACCTGAAGAATCTTAGATTCCGTCCTTTACGTTTTTCGTTCTAAAACCCTATTTATAGGCATGAGCATTCGTGCTCGACCGACCGCCATTAGCGGTCAACGGCACCGCACGGTGTCGCCGCCAGCGCGTTCGGCGATATAGGCACGCGAAGTCCGCCACGAGCGGCAAATCCCCAGAACTAAACCCTAGGAGCGTCAATGCCGAATCCGGCAAACGACAACAATCGATTCTACATTCTGGACTCGCTCGCCCGCGAGGCCGACAAGTTTTCGATGACGTGGCTTCGCAACTGGCTCGTCGACTACCACCTGGCACCGCCGCGGATGGCCGCCAACGACAACACCCCCGGGGCAATGCCTATCGAGCACGATTCGGCCGTGTATGAACCCGACGCGCTGGGACTTATCGCCACCCTCGCTGAAGACGAAAACAACGGCACAAGCAACTACGGCCTCGCCGCCCACGATGCGGAATACCATCTCCGCCGCTATCGCGTGGTGAAGAAGATATGGCCGCAGGCGGTGTACGACGCGCAGGAGGAAATGGCCCGCTACATCGATGCAAAGAAGGCGCGGGTCTATCTTGGAAGCGACAGCACCATTTTGGACATGGCAACTGACATGGGCGTTCGCTATCGCGACATAGGCGAGCATATTGGCGCAACCGGCTCGATTGACACCATGGAGCGTCACGGCAAAACGAAACTGAAATCCGTTATAAAAAAGTTTGCGGATTGGGCCGCATAGCTGCGGCTGCCGGGCGCTGCCGCAAGTAAATAAACAAGGGCAATAAAAAGAAGCCGGAATTAACCGGCCAAGCCCTTTTAAAAAATGCCCGGTCCCGAGTCACAGTTCGAATCTAAATATCCCGCGATCCGCGATCTTTGCGCGTCCGGCCTATCGCCGAGGCAGGCGGTTATTCGCGTCATGGGTTCGGATAAATCGGCATCATGGTGCCGGTTCCTGCAAAGTCATCCAGCCTATGCCGCGGAGATCGATGCGCTCCGATACAAGGGCAATCCGGCGCTCGACGCCATCGGCGCAAACTTCGACGCCATCATTAAACGAATTGAGAAAAGGGGAGAGTCACCCGAAGAAGCAGGCCGTGCGCTTGGCGTGAATGGTGGGCGCGTAACGGAATGGCTGTTGCGCCATCCTGATCGTCGCCCTGAATACGCGGCCGCGATGACGAAGCGGGCGAAGCGGCTTGGCCTTCGCGGCACCGTGGCAAAGGTTCGCCGCCGGGATAATTTCACCGAACAGCAATTTGATGCGGCGCTTTTGTATATGGCGCGGCTGCAATCAACCGACGTAAACGCCGCGCTGCGGCAGGCGGGATTACCAAATAACGGATCATTCAGGCGTCGTGCGCTCAAGGATGCCGAGTTCGCCAAGCGATTAGCAGCGGCGCGAGCAGCCTTCAACGCAAATTCGTTTCACTTGCGTTATCTGCGCGGCGGCGACGTTTCGACTGCCGGGCTGATGCGCGATCCGTTGTTCGCGAAACTTTGGCGCAAATACAAGGGCCGACATGAGGCTCGGTTTGATCTTATTTCGGAAGCCTATGTCGCAATCCTTTCCGGCGAACTGTCCCTTGATGATTTGAGTAGCAAGCCTGCGGCGAACACCATCAACCGCCGCGCGATGGGCAATCGCAAAATGTTCGTGTCGTTAGACGAGCCGCGACACGACGAGGACAACCGACGCGAAACCGAAATCGATGCGGTGGCGTCACCAAGCGAAATTCAATTCTGGTGATCGAATGTCCCTCAAGGGCGAAGCTATCGTTTGGCGCGGCCGCTTGGCGTATTGCGTCGACATCGTAAACGGCGATGCCATGATCGCGTGGGTTGACGTCAACCGCGAGCGCATCGTTCGGCGGCGCGTTCCGGCTGCATCATGCAAGCGCTACCGTGACGCGGTGTCCGTGCGTAGCGCATGGCCTATCGCCGCGCACAGCAACCTGATGGCACTTGAAGAGCCAGCCTACAAGGCGCGGCGCAATCGTAAGCGAGTGGCCCGTCATGTGTGAGACATGCGTAAAGCTGCGCAAGGCCGCGTTTGCTGCGATCCGCACCATCTTGCCCAAGCCCAAGGACGACAAGCCAGATGCTAGATGAGTTGAAGGCCGACATCGACGCCGCATTCACCGGCCAGTTGCGTGCGGGCACATTGCACCATGCATTGCCCAGCGTGCCCGATGGCGCGGGTGGCACGATTGGTGGCGGCACTGAAGATTATGACTTCGAGGGCATTCGCGGTTCGTTTGGCACGATCGCACACGGAATTGGTGGCGTGCCGCGCACCAACGAGAAGATCGAGATATTGGCATCATCGTGCGCCGTCGTGCCTGCGCGCCTAGACACGCTGACGATCGAGGGCTTGACGTTCCAGATTGTCGACGTGCAGCGCGACCCAGCGGGCGCGTGGTACGAGTTGAATTGCCAGTCGATGCCATCGTGATGACGGAACCGAAGCGCAAGCGAGGGCGGCCGCGAGCGGTCCCAAGACCGAAAAAACCTCCTGCCAATGTTACCGGCGGCCAAGTTTCGCTTTCGCGCTTTCCGGGCCGAAGGGCAGCTAAATTCATTGAGACCCTAGAGGTTCCCACCGGGACCCTGGCCGGCAAAAAGCTGAAGCTGGCACCGTATCAGACGCAATTCCTTGATGGCGCGCTTGCCGATGGCGTTTCAATTGGCGTCTTGTCGGTGGCCCGCGGCGGCGGCAAATCTGCTTTGACGGCGGGCGTCGCGCTCGGCCATTTGCTTGGCGAGATCGATCCGCAGCCGCGCCGTGAGTGCCTTATTGGCGCGCGCACCCGCGATCAGGGTCGCATTGTCTGGGATTACGTTTCCGGCCTTGCGCGGTCGCTGCCGGAGGAGATTCAGGCGCGCCTGACGTTTCGTCGCGCACCACGCCTTGAAATCGAGTTCGAAGCCGACGACGGCCCGCACATCATTCGCGTTATCGCGGCCGACGGCAAAAACGTTTTAGGTACGAGTCCAACGCTAGTTATTGGCGACGAGCGCGGTCACTGGCCCTTAGATAAAGGCGACGATCTGGAACACGCGCTGCTATCCGGCCTCGGCAAGCGCGGCGGGCGCATGCTCCTTATCTCCACGTCGGCCAGCAACGATGCACACCCATTTTCGAAGTGGCTGGATTCCGATCAACCGGGCATCTACCGGCAGGAGCACCGCGCGGATGAAGGCTGCGCGCCTGACGATATCGAGCAAATCAGGAAGGCAAATCCCGGCGCGGAATACGGCGTTGGCGCTTCGCTGGAGTGGTTGCAGCAACAGGCTGCGCGTGCATTGGAGCGCGGCGGTTCGGCGCTTACAACGTGGCGCTTGTATAACCTGAATCAGCGCGTCAGCGGCGAGGACCGAGACGTTCTGCTGACAACCGATCAATGGTTGTCGTGCGAGGTGTCCGAATTGCCACCGCGTCAAGGCCCGGTGGTTATCGGAATCGACCTTGGCGGTTCGGCTTCGATGACGGCTGCGGCTTATTACTGGCCGGAGACGGGCCGCCTTGAATGCCTTGGCACGTTTCCGAGCAAGCCGGGATTGCTACCGCGTGGGCAAGCCGATGGTGTTGGTTCGCGTTACATCGAGATGCAGCAACGCGGCGAGCTGTCGACGCTGGGCGACGCGACCGTGCCGGTTGCACCTTGGCTTGAGCAAGTCATCAAGCATGTCGCGGGCGAAACGATTTCCGCGTTGACGATGGATAGATTCAAGCAAGCCGAACTTGGCGAGGCCGTCGACAAGGCGGGCATTCGCGCGCCGCTTGTCTGGCGTGGTTTTGGTTGGCGGGATGGCAGCGAGGATGTTGATAGACTTCGGCGGGCGGTTTTTGAAGGCCGCGTCAAATGCAAGCCTTCGCTATTACTTCGAAGCGCGTTTAGCGATTCAATTTGCCTGCGTGATCCTGCTGGAAATCTTAAATTAGCTAAGGGCCGATCGCTCGGCCGCATTGATGCTGCCGCGGCGACGCTGATTGCTGTTGCGGAAGGCGCTCGCCAGAGCGCACGGCCCGCACGAAAACCGCGGGCGATGGTTTGGGCGTAACGCATCACGACTCACGCTGGCGTGCCATTCGGCAGCAAGCGAAACGCCGCGACAACTTCAAATGCACGCAATGCGGTTCGGCTGGGCCGCTTGAGGTGCATCATAAGGTTTCGGTGACGGCAGCACCGGAGAGAGCTTTTGAACTGGGCAACGTAACGACGTTGTGCAGCGACTGCCACCTAATGGAAACGCTTCGCGAGCGCGGGCAGCTTCCATCACCCGCCCGACTAGCTTGGGCATCACTACTGAAAGAGGCTATTAATTAATGTTGGAATCCGTAAAGATTCAGCGCCGGCAGAGCGAAATTCGGCAGGCGCTTTCGGCTATCGTTGGCAAGGAGAAGCCGGACGAAAACGAAGTCCGCTCTATGAACGAGATGGACGCCGAATTCCGCACCAATGAGACCCGCTATCGTGCCGCCTTGATTGCGGAAGATGAGCAGCGGAAAGAAGCTGGCGCCGAACTGGAAACGCGCAGCGACAAGGAATACGCGGAAATCGTTTCCAAGTTCGATCTTAGACAGGTCGCAAACTTCCTCGATAACGGCGCGGCCATTGATGGCGCCACCGCCGAAGTCGTCGACGAGATGCGTTCGAAGGGCAGCTATCGCGGCGTGCCTGTGCCCCTGGCCGCGCTTGAAATGCGAGCCGGTGAAACTGTTGCATCGGGTATTGCCGATCCGATCGTCACCAAGCCCATCATCGATCGCCTTTTCCCGGCGAGCGTTGCCAGCCGCATGGGCGTGCAGATGATTAACATCGACTCCGGCGCCGTTGAATGGCCGGTTGTCACGTCGAGCGTTGCTGCCGGCTGGGCGGACGGCGAACTTGCGAATATCGCCGGGCCGACTGCATTCGCGACCACCGACAAGGCGCTGAAGCCTGAGCAGAACTTCGGCGTTCAGATGGTGCTTTCGCGCAAGACCTTGAAACAGGCGGGCGGCATCGAGGACGCGGTTCGCCGCGATATGAATTCGGCAATCGCTGCCGGACTCGACAAGGCGATCTTCCTCGGCACTGGCGCAGACGGACAGCCGCTTGGAATCATTCCCGGCCAAAGCACCTACGGCTACAGCACGACAGCCGTTAACGCTGCGGCAAGCTGGGCGGCGTTCCGGGCTGCTGTTGTGGAGTTCATGACTGCGAACGCTGCGAACGGTCCCGGCGACGTCAAGTTGCTGATCCGTCCGGAAGTGTGGTCGGACCTTGACGACACGTTTGCTGATGAGGGGTCGGGCATCACTGAGTGGGATCGACTCGTCAAGAACGTCGGCGCTGGCAACATCGTCATGTCGAGCAACGCGCTTGTCGCGCCGGGCGGTTCGCCTTCGGAGAGCGTCGCGCTGTTGACGACTTCGGCGGGCGGCGTTGCACCGGCCTTCGTCGGTTTGTGGGGTGGCGTGGATCTTGTCCGTGACCCATATGCGGGCGCGGCGGCAGGATCGCTCAAGCTGACGGCCATCCTTACCGCTGACGTGACGATCGCACGGCCGGCCCAGGTCCGCACGATTACGGACATTCAGTAATGGAAAAGCGCTGGAGCGATATTGAACTGCGAGCCATCGGGCGTCGGCTCGAAGGATACGCGGCTGTCTTCGATCAAGAAACGCGCGTTGCCGGTTCGCGGGAAATTATCCGCTCCGGCGCTTTTACAAACACCATCGGCGTGGGGCGAGACATTCTCGCCCTCGCCAACCACGATGCAACGCAAGTTTTAGCGCGCACGAAATCTGGAACGCTAAGGCTCGCGGAAGATACGCGCGGTTTGCACTTTGATCTTGATTTGCCGGACACCACGGCGGGCCGGGATGTGCTGGCACTCGCGGAGCGCGGCGACCTCGGCGGCATGAGCTTCGGCTTCAAGGTGCCGGCCGGTGGCGAGACCCGCAGCAATGGTTTGCGTGAGCTTCGCGCGATCGACTTGTACGAAATTTCGGTGGTGAGTGCCTTCCCTGCCTACGAGGGGACGGCCGTGCAGGCTCGCAATTTGCAGGAGCCCGATAACGCCGGCCTGCTGCGCACCCTCAATCGATGGAGGCACTGATGGCGACCACAATCAGGCAAGCCGAAAGCGCGCCTGCTTCATATCCCGTGCTCGATCCGGCGGTCGGCGCTGACGTCTGGCAACGGATCGAGTCCTATATCGCGCACCGATATTCCGAGCGCGATATCGAGTGGATTGTTGAGGGACCGGGCGAGTGGCATCCGCCCCTTGCGCCGGCAACGATCAACACCGTTGAGGTGTGGTCATGTCGCGCCAATGAGTGGGAAACCTGTACGCCAGATGCATCGCCCCTTGGCGGGTATTGGCTATCCGCTACCGGGCCATTTCGGTTTAGCGGCACGGTTGGCGTCGACGATGCGGACGTGCCTGCCAGCGTCGCCACGGCTGCACAGCGCCTTAGCGACTACATGGCGGCCAAGCCCGGCACGCCAGGCGCAACGTCGGAGCGCACGCGCGCTGGCAGTGTTGAGGTTGAGAAATCGCGCGACGTGAGCTGGATGGCGCAGGCAATGCAGAATTCAGGCGCGGCGGATTTGCTGCGCACGTATCGGAGAGTTTAAGTGGGAATTATTGACTGGTTCAAACGAACCGAAAAGCGTTCCGCCGCTTCCGGCTTCACCGCCGAGGTGATGCAGATGCGGGAAGCATATATTAGCGGCCGCCGCGGCCTTGCCGATCTAACGAGCACCGCGCAGTCGTGCGTTAGCCTGTGGGAGGGCGGTTTCGGCTTGGCTTCCGTTACGGGCACCGACGTGCTCGATCGCAGCACGATGGCAATGATTGGCCGCTCGCTCGCATTGCGTGGCGAGGCCGTGATGCTCATTCGCGATCGCCTGATCCCTTGCTCGGATTGGGATTTGCGCACGAAGAACGGCGAGCCGGTGGCCTATCGCGTATCGATCCCCGAGGCTGGTGGTGGCACGACGCAAACCGCTCTTGCGGGAGAAGTCTTGCACGTTCGCATTGGTGCAGATTCCGCAGCGCCGTGGATCGGCCAAGCACCGCTGCGCAGGTCCAGCCTGTCGGCGGGAATGTTGCACGCCGTCGAGTCTGCGCTCAGTGAAGTGTTCGAGATGGCGCCGCTCGGCTCGCAAGTCGTGCCCATGCCGGAGCAGGCTGAAACGGATTCCACCGCTTTAGCGAGTTCCTTCCGCGGTCAACGCGGCCGCGTGTTGCTGCGCGAGTCCGTGGCCGTGACGGCGGCGGGCGGGCCTGCTCCGGCAGTTGATTGGCGACCTTCCAGCCTTTCGCCTGATCTGGAAAAGAGCATGGCCGTCGAAGCGCTACAGGCGGCGCGTGACGCGGTGTTGCAATGCTACGGTGTTCTGCCCGGCCTGTTCAATCCGGCCACTACCGGCCCGCTGGTACGCGAAGCGCAACGCCACCTAGCGACGTGGACACTACAACCGATTGCCGGCCTTATTGCCGAGGAGGCAAGCAACAAGCTGGGCGGTGCGGTTTCCATTGATTGCGTCACGCCGATGGGCGCGGTGGACCATGGCGGGCGAGCGCGGGCCTTCGGTGCTATCGTCGCGGCGCTGGCTCAAGCCAAGGAAAGCGGCTTGAGCGAAAGCGATGTGAACGAGGCTTGGGATAAATCGTTAGGCGATACCTAAGCAATGCGCCGCCCACTCCGCCATCAATGCGCGGCGGCGTTCGAAAGCATCCGAGCGCGCATATGCGCGTTCGGTTTCCGAGCCGACGATGTGCGCCAAGGCGAGTTCACCCAGCGTTTCATCGCGGCCGGTATCACGCACCCAGTTGCGGAAGGTGGAGCGCATGCCGTGGGTGGAAGCGGGCGCGGTGGCGTGGCGCTTGACACATTTCGTTAGGCTAACGTCGCTTACGGGTCGAAAGGGCAACAGCGCGACGGCTTGCGGTGTTAGTGGCACGCGGTGTTCGCGTTCGCCTTTGATGCGATCCGCCGGGATCGTCCAAACGTCGCCGGTAACTTCGCCCGCCGACATGCCGCGCGCTTCGCCGTACCGGCAGGCGGTCAGGACAATCCAGCGCAACATTTGCGCCGCGTCTGATTTGTCGGAGGCGATCGACTTCCAAAACACCGGCATTTCGGGATGCGGCAATGCCGGATGGTGCTTCACCGAGCGTTTCCGTTTTTGCTTTGGCAGGGAGTGCTTCAAGATGCCGAGCAGGGCCGGGTTGTCGCCGACGAACAACGGTGGTTCTTCGGCCTTCGCCGCGTCGAATATTACCTCTAGCCTCCCTCGCAAGCGCGCGGCGGTTTCCTTCTTGGAAAGCCAAATCGGTTCAAGGATTCGGATCACATGCTGCCGCGTCACGTCCGCAATCGGCAGTTTGCCGATCACGGGATTGGCGTAAGTCTTGAGAGTGTTTTCCCACTGTTGCGCGTGCTTCGGATTCCGCCAGCCCGGCTTTTGGGCGGCGACGTATCGATCCGCGAACTTTTCAAACGTCACTGCCTTGCTTTCGGCAATGTGCGCCGCGCCGCGTTCGCGCTTGCGTTCTTCGATGGGATCAAGGGCCGCCTGTATCAGCTTGCGCGCAGCCATGGCCGCGTCGCGGGCGTCGGCAAGGCTTATTGTAGGGAACGGGCCGATACCCATTTCACGCGGCTTGCGCGTCACCGGGCTTGTGAAGCGGAGCATCCAGCTTTTTGTTCCGGACGCTGCGACGAACAACCATAACCCGCCGCCATCGCCGATCCTGTCGCCGGGCTTCGCGTGTTGAACTTGCCTTGCCGTCAGCGCCAT